GGGGTTTGTCCATAAGACCAAAACCGTAAATTTGTCGCAAGCCGTGCGACCACAGGTGTTTGTATACAACGTGCTAACACATACACGTAGAGATTTTATAGTCTATCTAAGACTTAGCCGAAAAGAACATTTTGATTCACAACATCGAGATCAATTTTCATTCCTGGAATTTGACGAAAACCAGTAACTCTAATATCAGGACCGAAGCTGTGATAAACCGCTCCCATATCGACAACTTGGTTTGCAGAACCAAGAACTGTTATTTGTGTGCCTCGCAACATTTTCTCAACAGAAAGTTGACCAAAATTGTAGCGACTCAACACGAACTTACGCGGCGTATAATATGGCACTAAAGCCTCATTACCACGGGTTTCACCTTTATAAGAGACAGGTGCAGTTAACGGGATATGGTTAAGCTGAGAGACGGTATTACCATCAGAAATGTTCCGAGGACCAATTCCGATATAAGCATTATCATTACCAGCTACAACTTTAATCCGTTCACTGCAAGCAAATCCCGTAAAGGCAGCCCGATACCAACCCGCGAACGTCCATGAATTGAGGTACTCAAAACCGAGACCCGAACTAATCGGTAGATTTCCCAAAGGAGGGAGAAAAACCGCTGTAGGGGCCCCAGTTCCAATGAAGTGAGGAAAAATCAAAGTCGGCTTCTGTAGCAAAGCACGAACAGACGAGATCCTCTCTCCAAAGAACAACTTGTCCGCAGGGAAATCCCCAGAAGACGCGACCAATTGCACCCTTTCGGGTGAACAATCGTCCTCGTCTCCTGAGGCACCCTGATAACGAAAATTATTCAGTGAAGCTTCAAAGGGATCCGTTGGCGTAGGGAACCTAAGAATATCTCTGGGCACAGCAAATTCCATATTTGCGCCCGCTCTAGCGAAAATATGCCCAATAACCACATTATCGGGATTTTGTGATTGCAAAGGGTTGACAACACGTAAGACCAAAAAGCCGTTCGTATAATTCGTATTCACTATCGCCTGTGAAGATAAGAAAACATTTTGCACAAAGGGTTGCGCTCGCGCATACCCAATTGTGTAAATCTTATTCTCACCGCAGGTTACTGATGAAATCTCATTAAGAGCGACCATAGTAGGATCTTCAGACGCCGTGCTGCCAAAAGGCACCCAGAAAGCCTGGATACTACCTCTGTGCAACTTACTGACTGGGATAATGACCATGAACTCCATGTCTCCCCTCCAGTAATTGAAAGGTAATCCAAACCAACCAGCAGTCGTCATGACAAGTGGTCCCGGATAGATCGAAGAGTCCGACAAATAAGACGGTGAAACAGGTACTGAAGCCAAATTGGTTCCAGAAGCCTGTGCCGGTGTCCACGTGAATTGCTTCACATGAGTCCAGCGCATCATCAAATCAGATGTTGCCAAACAATCGACGCTACCAGAGATCCCACCAATCATAGGATCAACTGAAATTGCATTTGCAATTGACAGAGCCGCCACCTCACTAGAATCATCACCATCGATCTGACCAACATTGGTCACCGAACGATGCGAGACGACTGTAGGAGGGTGCGGCGCCGCCTCACGCGTAAAACCAAACATTGAAGCAATGGAGCTAATAGTTCCCGCAACTTTAGAAGCTGCGGCAGCATAAGCCCCAATAACAGGAACTCCGGTTAAAGCATCCGCCACACTTTGGGCAGAATTAGCCATTGAGCTGATCCTACCTTTAGCACGAGCGTTTGCTTCAGGCGCAGCCTTAGCCAAGTGCTCGTTGGGGACCAGATGTTGCGATGACCGACCCTGTAGTTTGGGTACAGTCATCTCAAAATCAAGCATACGAGCATACCAAGTGATGTGACCAGTA